GATGTGAACGGACTTGCTACATGACAAATCCACAGTGGTGAGTAAGAAAAGCGGGTCTTCGATGGTGCTCCAGCACCGATGAAGATCTTCCGGAGGTCGGCTTCCACCCGGCCTCCACATGGGCCGTTAGCTTAACGGGAAAGCGACTGTTTTGCACGCAGTTAGATCTCGGTTCGAATCCGTGATGGTCCACGGCTCCTAAGTACCCTGCCAGCACCTAAGACGTGAAAGAGAACGCGGGCGACGGAGCGCTACATTCTGCGAGAGTAGGCCGTGACTAGCCGAGGGTAGCAGACAAAGCGGGTACGGGTTTCCGTGGGCTTTCCCCCGCCTCGCCAAGGATACTGCCGGGTTTAGTCACCAGGTAAAGTCCGGAAGCGTGACAGCCTTCGACGGGAGCGAGGAAGACGGCAATCTGCTTCGTTCGGATCGAAGAGACACCCGGTTCGACTCCGGGGTTCCCGACAAGTACTCAAAGCAAGCAGGTGCGGGTTCGAATCCCGCTGCCTCTCTAACGAGGGGTATGGTGTAACGGCAGCACGTGCAGCGGAGAGTGCCTAGGCCGAGGATACTAGTCACAGCGGTCGAAACCGGACACGGCAATCCGGGCTAGGAGCTGATCAACTTCTGCGAAACCGTCCAACAGGTGCGAGGAAGACGGTAATCTGCTTGCTCGGGATGCAAGAGAAACCCAGTTCGACTCTGGGGCATCTGACTCTACGGAATATAGCGTAAGGGTGAGCGCGCCTGGTTTGGGGCCAGGTGGATCAGGTTCGAGTCCTGGTATTCCGACGAAAAACGGTCCCACCGGGTGTGGGTTAAAATCTAGGAGAGCGATTGGCTCGCGCCGTTTGAAAAAAGACTCCTAGTTTATGGGTTGTTAGCTCAGTAGGTAGAGCAGCCGGTTGAAGCCCGGTGCGCGGGGGTTCGATTCCCTCACCTCCCACGGGGTAGTCAGTTAAGGGCTAAACTTCCACACTTCCAATGTGGCACTGCGGGTTCGAATCCCGTCTACCCTTCGGGTGCATAAGCACCTTTTGCCAGTCTAGCTCCAATGGCTAGAGCAGCCGTTTCGTAATCGGCAGGTTATCGGTTCGAATCCGTTGACTGGCTCGCAGTAAGATCTAGCGTCTCTAGCTTAACGGTTTAAAGTAACTGGCTCTTACCCAGTGAGATCAGGGTTCGAATCCCTGGAGACGTACGCTCGGATAGGCAATCGGCAGACCACGGGGCTTCAAACTCCCTGATGCTGTGGGTTCGAATCCCATTCTGAGTACTAGGCGTACATCGACCTCTTAGAGGGGGCGTCTGTGTGCAGCGGTGAGAGTCCGTGCTACGCCTTTCAATTCGGTATCGTTTAACGGCAGGACGGCAGGCTCTGAACCTGCTAATCGAGGTTCGAATCCTTGTACCGAAGCGCGCGAGTGTTGGAATGGTAGACATGCTGGTCTCAGAAGCCAGTGCCCGGAAGGGTGTGAGGGTTCGAATCCCTCCTCGTGTACGAGAGACGAGCCGGATGTAATCGGTTATCCCAGCCAACCTTATGGGACTGCGCTTTTAAACGTGGTCAACCCGGTTACGGCAACACGTTCGTCTCCCACTATGCCTCTAGGTCCAAGACCGGAATTCCTTTGTACGGATTTTCAGCCGGGGGTAGCACCTGGTGGAGGCTCCATGCCTATGTAGCTCTCAATGGTTAGAGCATCGCCATGGTAAGGCGAAGGTTCTCGGTTCGAATCCGAGTGTAGGCTCTCTAAGGTTCTCGTGGAACGGGATAGGAATCGTGGAACGGTTCGCCTTAGTATGTGGTAATGGTGAAAGGGTTATCATCTGACGTTGCCAACGTCAGGGTCCGGGTTCGAGTCCCGGTTGCCGCACGCGAGAGTGATGAAATGGAAGACGTGCTGTCTTGAGGAGGCAGTGTCCGAAAGGGCGTACGGGTTCGAATCCCGTCTCTCGTACGAGCCTATTAGGCTGAGGGTTCAATTCCCTCTCGACTGGTTGGATTCCAGTTAATCTAGTAACTCTGCTGAGCGTCCTGGTGGAGCCTAAAGGTGTATCGGAGATAAAGTCGGCAGGGTCCGGCCGCTCGTTGCTAGCGAGATGGGGGTTAACAGCCCTGGGTTTCGATTACTCTGTCTTCGGCGTCAGGTCTCGGGGGAAGAAAACCGTTCCCGATCAAACGCTCTCCGGTTCAAACATTCGGGAGTATAAGATACGAGCTACCTGATTGTGACCCGGTGAACGTGGCTCTGCCCACACAATGACAACCACAATCCGGGCACGTATGGAGAGTTCGCATAGCGGTTTATTGCGCCAGCTTGGAAAGTTGGTAGCCTCCGGGCTCATGGGTTCGAATCCCATACTCTCTTCTCAGGCACGGCAGCGGCCTGGTGTGTGCGATCCTAATAAACCGGGGCTCGCCTAGCCGAAGCTGGGACGACTGGGGAGTTCTACCAGTAGCTGCAATATGGAAGGTCAACCGGGCAGGCGCACCGGAACCGCCTCGAAAGCGGATTGGGGCTAACTACCCTGGGGTTCAAGTCCTCGGTCTTCCTCGTCGCGGCAGGTCTCCTCCGCTGCCTTGCACCCTGGTACCAGGGTTGACTCCGCAAAGTAGGGCTAATGGGGACACACAAGCTGATCGGTTCATCTGGTTGATGTTGCTGCTCTGATAAGGCAGTTGCGCTGAGTTCAATTCTCAGGATCAGTACGCGTCTCATTTCACTGGTAGTGATACACCGTCTTATATGCGGCTTTGAGCAGGGTTCAATCCCCTGGGGACGTACTTGGATGTAGCCAAGAGGTCTAAGGCGCTGGTCTCATAAGCCAGATATTCGTCGGTTCGAATCCGACCATCCATACCATGCCCTCCTAGCTCAATTGGCAGAGCAGCGGACTTTTAATCCGTGGGTTCAGGGTTCGATCCCCTGGGACGGCACGCAGTGCACGTTGGACTACGAACTCGGGTCTTCTAAGCCTGATGGCAGGGTTCGACTCCCTGGCACTGTACTCTGGCCCTTTAGCCAAGGTGGTTAAGGCACTGGCTTCTCACGTCAGCAATCGTCGGTTCGAACCCGACAAGGGTCACTTCTCAGTCTGGTAAACTGAGATCGCCAGTCACCCCCTTACCAGGGACAAGCGTTTTTGAGACGCGGCTGGCAACTACGCTCCCCTCGTCTAATGGCTAGGATTCCTGCCTTTCAACCAGGGGAAGAGAGATCGAAACTCTCGGGGAGCACTGCGGGGTGGACAAACGGTAAGTTACCGGCCTCATAAGCCTGGAGAATGAGGGTTCGATTCCCTCCCCCGCCACCGGCCCAACCCGTAAGGCTTTAAATACCGGGGACATTGGCCTATAGCTTAACTGGCAGAGCGACGAGCTGTTAACTCGTTAGGTGTTGGTTCGAATCCAACTTGGTCAGCTATCTCGCTGTTTCCGACGAGATCCAGTAAATATCGGGCACTATGGTCACGTAGCAAAACTGGAATAATGCACCACCCTGTCAAGGTGGAGGGTACGGGTTCGAGTCCCGCCGTGATCGCGCTGCCTTAGCACAATGGAACAATGCACCTGGCTACGAACCAGGAGATTAGGGGTTCGAGTCCCTTAGGCAGTACGAGGTTTTGGGTGTTCCTTTCGGAGGAAGTTCTCGTCTTAAAAACACCCGTTTATGCACGCTTAGCTCAGAGGCAGAGTGTCGCTCTTACAAAGCGAGGGTCGGGATTTCGAAATTCCCAGCGTGTACTGTGGCTGAACCCAAAAATTGAGGGGCCGGGCTGTGAACCCGCGCAATAGAGGGAGAGTTACCCTCCAGTCACCCCACTTCCCACGGCTGGCACCAAAAGTCCTGGCCAGGGGAGAACGCTAGATAAGGGGCGACTCAGTTGAAGCTGCCACAAGCACCTTGTTGAGGCTCAAACTCTAGCACTTGCCTGTTATCCCTATGGGTGGGAACTTGGCTGTAAACCAAGCGCTTCGGCATAGGTGGTTCGATTCCATCAACAGGTACTTTACGCTCGTCCCCGGACGGGTCTGCCGCTCTCCGAAGGCGGTATATAGAGTTCGACTCTCTACGAGCGTACTTAACGGAGGTTGGCCGAGAGGCGAGGCGCTAGGCTGCAACCCTAGTCACGCGGGTTCAAATCCCGCATCTCCGTCCACGCACCGTTAGCTCAGGGGAAAGAGCCGGGGCTTCCTAAGCCTTGGGCCGGGGGTTCGAATCCCTCACGGTGTACGTAACTCACCACTGTAGAGATTTGGGGCTGGAAGGTTTCGACTGGTGAGTGAGGCCGCACGCGGAGACCACCCGGACCACGGTTCGATTCCGTGCAGCTCCACCGGGAATTAATGACTACGAACTCGTGTTACAACTGGTATGGAAGCGAAACAGGTCATCGTGATTCGCCGTGATCTTGGTATGCGGCGAGGGAAAGAGATCTCCCAGGGGGCGCACGCCTCGATGGCCTGGATGACCACCCGCCTTGAACAGTCTCACTCTCACCCTGGAATCTACACGCTGATTCTGAACGAAGCTGAACAATCGTGGCTGTCAGGGCTGTTTACCAAAATTACCTGCCAGGTTCAATCCGAAGAAAACCTGCGCGCTGTTGTCGTTCGTGCTAAAGAGGCCGGAGTCATAGCGCACGCGATTACTGATGCCGGAAAAACTGAGTTCGGCGGTGTCCCTACACTTACTGCGGTGGCTGTCGGTCCTGATTGGGCGGACAGGGTAGATGAAGTTACCGGCAACCTAAAGCTGTATTAGTGCACGGAGGATAACGTGACTCTCCACCTGACCTACACCTATCTATGGGTGACTCTCGGCATCGTCTGGTTCGTCGGCGTAGCTATCGGCAACGTGGCCCTGTCTATAGCGGAAATCTGGTGGTGGGAAAGACTGATCGTCTTCCTCTGGCCCGTCGCCGTGCCGCTGCTCCTGGTGTACTCACTGCTCCGGCTCGTGTTCTGGCCGGACTTTTAACCCGATGGGTTAACGCACCGATGCCAGCAGGTCGTAGTTGTGCATCTTCTTGTTCAGCCCCCACGCAGCCAGGTTGCAGCTCGTCGCCGGGGTGATGTCTGTGGTACTGTCCCGGCGGCTCCAGGTCTTGCCTCCGTCGCCCACAACGCGAGTCTCAGCCGTTCCCACCGCGTGCCAGAGGCCGTACCCCTTTTCCTCTCCCCGGTGCCTCAGCGGCTGGTTCTCGTCCTTGCACTGCTGTATGAACCACGCGAACGCCGCCGCTTCGTCGGCAACCCCAGGCCGGATCAGCCGCGACCCGAACTTCTCGTGCTTCGGCCAGAGCTTTTCCAGGTCGTCTCCGAGTCCTGCGGCCGGTCCTGACTTCGATGCGATGATGGCTAGGGGCCTGTACTTGTTGACGAGCTGTTCGAGGCGTTCCACTACCCAGTTCGTCCCCGGCCGCGAGCAGTTCTTCGGGATCTCCATCATCATGTAGCCGTCAGAGTGCATCCAGGCAACAGCGATAGACGCGCTAGCTCCGTCTTCGTCAACGTCCAGTGCGAAAGCGACCTTGTTCTTATCTTTGCCTACTTCGGGGCGTTCCGAGGTGATGCTGGTAATTGACCTGAAGAGATCTTCGCTGACTACCTTCCACGCCTCTTCTTCCGCTGGCCATTCACCGACACCACAGCGCTCACGGTCGAATTCAGTGTCTCCGAGGATCGCCAGCTCGTTCAGAGTGAATTCGGTGCTCAGCCGGTATCCGAACGCGGGATTGGCGATAGCCCAGGACTTAGGCGTGTCGCGGTCGTCGTGGTCGTCGCAGACGATGTACCTGTTCGACTTCCGTCCTAGCTTGCGGTCTACATGGCACGTCACCAGGTGATTGCGGATAGACCACTCAGCGCCGAACAGGTCTTTGGTGTCGTGCACGATACGGCGGCGGGACCGGGCAAGCTGCTCCGAGTCCTCCATGCCAGCCGACCCGGTGAACCACATCTGGGAGTTGGGTACGGCAGACATGGTGGGCAGCGACGCACCGACCGACTCAGCGGACAGGATCATGGCTTCGTCGTAGATCAGGCAGTTGCAGGTAAAGCCTCGTGCGGAACCGCGAGAACGCGCTAGGAACCTAAGGCGAGGAGAGATCGACTGGCGTACGCGCTTACGCCCGGCACCGAAGATAATCGTGGGAGCCGCTAGCAGCTGGATCTGCTCTTCACCGTGGGAGAACCGGGGCTTGCCCTTCATCCTCCGCGACAGCGCCGGATAGTTCTCGATTGTCTGAATAATGCGGAGAAAATGCTCCTGGGCAGTCTTCAGCTCGTGAGCCGTGTGAATGATCAGCTTCTCGCCCAGCAGGTACATGCCCGCGAGTTCCCTGACTTCGAGAATGGTTCCCTTGCCGTTCTGGCGGGAGATTATCAGCGTGTTCTCGAAGCTGGACCATTTCCCGTTCGGCTTAGTTCCGCAGGCTTGCTGGATTGACCATTTCTGCCAGGGGTCCAGTTCGTAGCCGAATCCCCTGGCCCAGTCCAGTATCTCTGTGGAGGTGTAGTCGCCGCAGCCTATTCCCCGGTAGCCGTCAGTGGTGATAGCGCAGACAGGACAGTCCGGTACTTCTTTATCGTGGCGGGGAGGGGCAGTCCACAACCGTGGCATCTGATTGCCGAATATTTCGGCGTCATAATCGACAACGGTTGAGGACATGTCCCAATTTTAATGGTAAAGCTCTTTCTTGGGAATCCACCGGCAAGTCTCGACATCCCAGAAGTAATGCGCGAGCCATTCCATGCGGTTGTGGTCTATTCTGGCACTGCCCGCCCGCTGGTAGCCGTTTTCCACACTGTCGATGACGCCGCCGTTTATTTTCTGCCCCTGGTAGTACAGGTGCCAGTAGAACTCGTCAGGGTCGCCGTCGTCGTTTATCGGCACAACTACGATCTGGTAGTCCGACCTTTTTAGTTCTTTCCATTCCGGCACTACTTTGACTCCCTCCGGCATAGCAGGGTCACCTCACTGCACCGCACTGGCCCGAGCTGTTTCACTTCTTGGTAGCCGTGGAAATGCAGCCAGGATTCGAAGGCGTCCGGGCATTCCACCAGAAGCACGCCGATTATCTCCACGTACCAGCCTGACGGGCGCTCGTCCCATTCCAGTTTTTCGCTGGTGTTCCTGTCAAAGATCTTGTTCTTTATCCTTCGCCGGGCGTGGTAGACAGAAGATACCGACCGGCCGAGCTTGTCAGCCAGTACATGAGCCGACAGATCGTAGTTGTTCCGGATAAGCTCGATTTCCTCTTCAGACCATCCCTGGTGCTTGTACATTGCGCCTCCAGCTTCCGATTATGCGAGGTGCATTGGTGAAGGGGTCGTACTTGGCGGGAATGTACCCGAGCAGGTGCGCGGTAAGTGCCGCCCATGTTGCGATAATTACCGGGCCTGCGACAGGGTGTTTCGACGCCTCGCGGAATGCCTCGCTCATGGTCCTGGAGTCAAGTAGTTCTGCTGCGACTACGACCGCTCCTACCGCCAGCCAGCCCGTCGCGCCGGGAGACAATTTCTTCATGCTTCTATCCCGTGTTTCTTCAGTATCGACTTGGCGTTCAGGACACTCCGCCTGCCGTTTTTCGGAGTCATCGACGTGGTAACCCTGAGAATTCCTTCAGGGTCAATCCACTTCATGTGCCCGCTCCCTGCTATAAGTAGTACCCAGCCGAGAGCTTCCGCGATACGGGCTTCCTGCTTCAGGTCTTTCGGTAGTTTCCTCATTTCTGAGCTTGGGACTTCCGTGCTGCCCAGCCTAGGAGAAAACGCATCTGCTCCAGGGTGATTTCCTTAGTATTTGCTATCTGCTTCATGACGCCGATCTTTACCCCGTCCGGGTACGGTGACAGCGCGGCCAGGGCCAGGGCTGACTTCAGGTTCATCTTGATCTTGACGTAGC